TACAAAGTGAAGATGTTGTATTGTTAAACTTTGGTGAAAACACTTTAGCAACTTATGGACAATATCCTTTTCCAAGACAATACTATGCTCAACTAATTGTAGATGTTGCTAGTAAAAATAGTGGAGTGGTGGGTTGGACCATAATGTTTCCAGAAGAAGATCGTTTTGGTGGAGATCCAACTTTTGCTAGTTTTTTAGAACAAAATAAAGTAAATGTTCCTGGAGCAAGACGAAACCCTATTAATTATAATGTGTTAAGCCAAACACCTAGTGTTAAAGGTATAAAAACATCAGGCCCTCATATAGGCACAGGAACTATTGGTCCTGTACCAGCAAAAGACTATTTGTTAAAGTGGCCTAACTTAGTAACTAATGTACCTATGCTGGAAGTAATGTCAAATGGAAAAGGAGTAAATGCTTCTGCACCACAACCAGACAATCAAACAAGAACATATCCACTAGCAATCACAGTAGGTGAAAAAATTTATCCTAGTTTTGCTGTGGAAATGTTGAGAGTTAAAACTGGCAATAAAAGTTATATAGTTAAAACAAGTGAAATAGGTATACAGGAAATTGCTGTTAAAGGATTTGAACCTATTGTTACTCAGCCTGATGGCACAGCATATATAAGATTTAATAACAAATTTGAAACTATAGAATATACCGGAGCAGACAGCATACCAGATCTAGCAGGTAAAATGGTTATAGTGGGTGTCACAGCAGAAGGTATTGCTAATCCGGTACCTACGCCTAGAGGAAACTTATATCCACAGCAGATACAAGCTCATATGCTACAGAACTTTATAAGTGGCAGTAACATAACACGAAGCCAAACAGCCGCGTTCTACGAGCTTGTGATAGCCCTTCTGATAATGGTTCTAGTAGCAGTAGCAGTATATAGACTCCCTTTACTACTAACGGCGCCAGTATCGTTGCTTATCTTGGGCGGAATAGGGTATTATAGTGTACATTTATATACGTCACAATTAGTATTATTAGATGCTACATTCCCTGTAATAGGCGGCTTCTTAATATTTACACAGGCGGCATTTAATAACTTCTATAAACAGTTCAAGTTACGTGAACAAATTAAGAAACAATTTGAGCATTATTTGGCACCAGCAATGGTTAAGAAGTTACAAAAAGATCCAAGCCTATTACGTTTAGGTGGAGACACAAGAACAATGACCTATTTGTTTTCAGACATTCGCGGATTTACTCCTATTTCGGAACAGTTTAAAACAGACCCCCAAGGGTTAGGTAAACTTATAAACAGATATATGACGCCAATGACTGATCTAGTAATGCGTAAAGAAGGCACAATAGACAAGTATATAGGTGATGCCTTAATGGCTATATGGAATGCTCCACTTGATGTTGATAATCATGCTCAGTTGGCAATAGAGACGGCACAGGAAATGGAAGTAGAACTTAAAAATCTTAACAAAGAGCTTAAAGAAGATGGACTTATGGAGTTGGGTGTTGGTATAGGTATTAATACAGGTGATGCAGTTGTAGGTAATATGGGAAGTAATCAACGTTTTGATTATACTGTATTAGGTGATAGTGTAAACTTAGCGGCAAGACTAGAAGCACAAACAAAAGAGTATGGTGTATTCTTTATGTTTACTGAGCATACACTAAAACAAATAAACACTCCAGAAAATTTAGTAATGCTAGATAAAATTGCTGTAAAAGGACAAACTGATCCTGTAACAATTTATACTATACTAAATGATCACAAGTATGCAAGAGTAGTAAACAGAATGGTTGATGCATATCAAAACAGAGAATGGAGCACAGTTGCACATCAAATAGAAATTATAGATCAGCATAACTGGAATCCTGTTTTAGCAGATTTATATAAAGAAAGAATTAAACAACCTATGCCTAAGGGCGAATGGGACGGTATAGAACGTAAAACAACTAAATAGTAGTATGAAAAACTTTTTACACAATATATCACAAAAAATTAAAACATCATCAGTATGGTTATGGCAAAAAACTAAAGTTGCAGTAAAATTTACAGCAGAATTATTGTTTAAAGTATGGAAAGCAATCCTAAGACTTTGGTTTAAAATAATATATGAAGAATATGAATTAACTGTATGGTACTTAAAAGATTCTGTCAGAGACAAAGACGGAAATATAACTACTACAAGATCAAATAAAAGGTATCTTTTAAAGAAAATTTCTAAGAAAACTCCAAAGCATATTAAAGGAAAAGATATGGATGGAAGAGCATTTGAGATTAGAACTGTGGAACCTTTTGACTACCAGATAAGAAAAATATATTAATTAAGCATCTTCCTGCCAATCCTTTAATCCTCTAAAAAACAAATAATAATGTTTAAAATCTTTCAATTGCTGTTTAGCATGGAACAATTCTAATGGAATACCGTCATTGTGTTCTATAAGTGGAAAATAATATCTTTTAATTATACGTTCAAGTTTATTTACATCTTTTTTTAAAGCATCTAAAATTATATTATTAAATTCCAGATCTGTCACCAGATCCATTAACCAATAATGGTATGGGTGTTCAATATTATATCTTCTGGCCACATCTCTGGTCTGGTAGTACATAGCTCTTACAGGATTGATGCCTGGTCTATAGGAGTTCATAATTTGTTTAAATCTAAAACTATCGTGTTCAGTTGCCATGTTCCTTACAACTCTAGCATAATCTTTTTTCATTGCTTTTTTTAAAGACTCGACATTTTTGCCAATATTCTGATGATACTGTTTTAAAAGTTTTTTAAATATTTTTTGATATTTTGGAGATAACTGATCATAATAGACGTGTTGTATTTCATCTATTTCTATTGCCCCTTCTAGTAGTGTATGTGGAATTGTTTTATGTCTTTGAAACTTGTCTAGTTCGGTGGTTATCCGCAAAAGTACAAAATCGATTATTTCGCCTTTGCTCATACTTATATTTATCAGGAATTTATTTTAAGTATAGTATGTAGTTTTTCTGTGCCACGATTTTTAGTTAAGGTAATTTTAGCACCATTGTGTAATGGCTTAGGCCATTGTCCTATATCTACCCAGGCATAACCGGCACTCTCACCATTAAGTTTGGGAGGTTGAAACTCATTGTCGACCACATATACAAAACTATAATAGTAGAAGTTTTGGTCTTTACTCTGGTAAACATCTATAGGATTTAGTTTCTGTAGTTCTGGAACGAACCCAATCTCTTCGTCTAATTCTCTAGTAATACACTGATAAGGTGTTTCTCCCTTCTCAATCATGCCTCCCCAAAAACCCCAAGTATGATTAAATCGTTTGTTGCCTTCTCTGAGTTGCAACATACATCTGCCTGTGTCTTTGGCAAGGAAAACTACTCCTGCCGCTGTAGTGGTCATTTATAAAACAAGTCTCCAATATCCTGGTTTGTACTCTCCCTCATAACTACTTATCCATTGAGTTCCTGTCCACTGATATTGTTTGGATGTAAATGTATTGTGCATATAGTGTGTATTGCCTGATTGTGATGCTCCATCGAAAGATACTACCCATGCACTTCCGTTATATTCGATAATGTCATTTTCATTAGCATCTATGTTCCAGTTTGGATAGCCACTGGTTGTGATTTGTTCTGTGATTAAATATCTTTGCCCACTTACTGCCGCCGCTAGTGTGCCATCTCCTGGATAGTTTTCTCTGGGATCTATTATTTTGTCTACATCATTAATTGTATCTGTTGGCAGAGTATCTGTATCTAAATTAAAAATTAAATTAGACGGAGTTGTGGTATCAGTTATAATAGTACCAATAACTTCTCCTAGAAAATTATTTGTATCATCACTGGTATTTAACTTTAATAAACTGGTCGATCTTATACTACCTTGCATTTCAGTTATATCTGTCCAGGGCACAGCAACACCTTGTTCATTTAATAATACTGCTGATGCTCCGCTAATGCGTACACTATACATTCCAGGTGTTACAACAACTTCTGCGGTATCTTCAATGTCTCCAAAAAAGTCAGCATAGTCTTCATCATAGCCTAAATCAGCAATACTACTAACACTATGAATATTTGCTATGATTCGTTGTATGATGGATTGTTTTTTAACTTTTGCTGGAGGCGAGATCCATATAGGAGAACTAAATGTTAATGTTGAAATATCTATTGATTCGTCTGTTCCCACTGGAACACTTCTGTTACTCCAAGTAATATCAGTTAGTTCTACTTCAAAAACACTAGTCCAATCTAAAGGATTGCTGTTAGACTGTAACTGTATACTAGGATTAAATAATACAAGGATCTGCTCTAATACCTGTAGTTTAGTATCGGTATTATTGGACCATAAATCCATCTGTATTGTTAAGTTATATGGAACAGGCATATATCTCTGTGTGGTGTATAAATTGCCTTGCCTATTTTCGTATATTTGAGTTTCTTTATTAAACTCTCTTTCTGCTACCTGTGTTGTATCAACTAAAAATGGTTCATGTGTTCTATCTCTTGCTGGTTGTAAACTCTGAACAGTCACACTTATAAAAGGTGCACTATTAATAATGTTTTCTGAGTTATTACGCAAGATACTTGCAACCATTCTATTCATATCGCCATATCTTGCAGGCACACGATTATATTTTACACCTTTTTTTGTGTATTCTCTTGTCTGAAAATTTGAGAATAATCTGATAATCTGAATAAGATATCGTTTTATCTGTTCATCATACCAGTAATCTAAGTTCTTGCCTGCCATTTTAGTAGCCTTCCATCTCCGTTTCAAG